TGCTTTCTTAGCTGCTGCTACTCCAGTTTTGGTGTATGGGTATTTAACCCCTCCGACTTTAGGCATTACTTTTTTCTCCCTTTGGTTGTTTTAGCTGCTTGTTTAAAGGCTTTTGCACTGGGTGCACCTTTGGAACCCGGTTTACGCATCTTCTCCTTACTACCTGCTGCAATGCGCTTACGTTTTGCGTGGATATTCTCATACAGACCTGCCATTACCACTTCTCCTTGTTGGCCCAATAGGCTGCTGACATCTTACCTTTTGCAATATTCTTAGCATGACGAGCTTTAAATGATTTGCGTCTGGCTTTCTCTTTCTCAGACTTAGGGGCTTTACCTGCACCACTAACTCCTTGCTGTCCAAACCTAATGGTCTTAACTTTGTCACCTTCTTTGGCAACTACTACGTGCGACTTAGTAGGGTGGCTAGGAGTCCTCTTTGGCTGATTGTAGCCGCTTACTCCCGCCCTTTCCAGCCTTGGGTCCTTCTCCTTTGGCATTACTCCATTCCTCCATTTTGCGTTCTAATTCCTCTAGGCGGCTCCATTGGGGCTGGAGGTGTTTCTTGACTTGGTCTAGGAGAATTGTTAGTTCTTTGTCCGTTAGCATTTTCTTTACCTTTGATTTGTCTTTCTTTTAAAAGAGTCTCTGCAACGCGCATACGTCTTTCAAACTCTTTGTCGTCTTGGTCGCCTTCACGCAAGTTTCTTGTAATTGCGCTAATACGATCAATCTCTAGCTCCATAGGCACTGCCTGAGCTTCAGCAGCCAGCTTAGTAGCCCTTGCGCTAGACTCTTGAGCCTGAGCCGCTAGAGCCGCTGTCGGGGACTGCTGGAACTGCATCTGTGCTTGCTGTGCTGCCTGTGCCATCTGCTGTGCTTCTGGGTTAGGCTGCGTAGCTTTCTGCATAGCTGCAAGGAGTTCTTCACGGTTAGACAAGTTCATGTTGTCAATAATGGACTGAATCAGTGTGTTGTACAACGGAGAGTCTTTTTCCATAGTCTGTAGTAGTTGTACAAGCTGAGTCACTTCGTACTCTCTAGCCATGATACCCAAAGTACTACTTGCGTTGAACTTGTAGTCAGCAACAGGGTAGTTCTCAGGGTCAAACTGCATGTAACGATAGGCAGCTTTCTTGACAAAAGGAATTAAGAAAGCCTGCTGGAAGTTAATCAGAGTACGTTTATGCCTTTTAATAATAGCACCGAGAGACATACTAATGCCAGAAGCCGTAGCTTCTCCATTAATTGAACCCGCGATTCCAGCAGAGTCAACCGCACCAGTAGCTTGTTGTACCATCTGCTGTAGAGCACCCGCCTGAGCAAACGTGATTTGACTAACTTGTCCAAAGTTAAACGGTTGTAAAATTTCACGCGGGTCTCCACTGGTTAGAATCATCTTGCCCGGACGTACTTCTGGTTTAGCACCTCGTGGCATCCTAGTGGCGTCTACAGCCAACATAGGATGAGTCGTGAGGCTCAGAGCGTCGATCCTAGCGCGTAACTCAGCGTCAAGGGCCTTCTGTGAGTTGTAACCTTTTTCACACACACCACGACCCCAGAACCTAGAGGGAACTACGTCCCAAGGGAAGGCTACGATAGGTCTGTCCTGCATCATGTAAGGGTTAGCCTCGGCTTTCAACAAGACACCACCATTGGCAACTACTACGACTGCTTCTACGTACTTTGACTTGCTTTTGGAGTCTTCGACTAACTCTACTTCTTCTACTTCATCGTCGTCACTGTCGTCTTCGTCATCCTTAAAGGCGTTGTCAAGTAGTTCTCTGGGGACTAAACCGTAGTACTTAGTGAGACGTACTTTGTCGTCAGTGTACATGGTTAAGTCTTGGTCAGGCTCTAAGTTAGAGTCAGGAGCAGCAATGCCTACGTGAACGTCTCTGTAGACCCCTTGTTCCTGTAGCATCTCTACTTGATGTAAGCTTACGAACTCGTCCACAGCAACACCCATAGCGTCGTCTACGCTTGTTGCCACAGGGTCAATAAGGAAGTTCTGAGGCATCACGGGCTTAAGTTTTACCTTGACACGCTCAGTAATGTTGACACCGACTGCCGTTAAGTCACCACCCATGATAGGCTGTGTAGCCGGGGCCATCTCTTTCATTTCTTCGATGACAATCTCGCCCACACCTGTGCCAAACACAGCAGCATTAATGAGACACTCTGCTACTGCCTTACGGACCTTGCAGTCCTCAAAGTCTTCTGTCAACTTGTTTCTCAGGAACAACACGTCTTGACGCTCTGTGTCGCCCATGTTGTCAGCTATGTCGAACCACTTGCCTCGACCAAAAGTAGCTTCCTCAAGTTCTGCTACGTTTGACTCCACAGCTTGCTGGAGAGCAGGGGCAATGATACGGCTTCTTTCTGACTTACGCTCAGAGTCAGCAGGGTCCCAGATGCCTCTCCAGAGCCTGTAGTACTCATCAAAACGTGCTTCGTAGTTTGACTCGTAGTTGTCACGCCAGTCGTCACACTTAGTCATTACCCAGTCTTCGATAGTTTCTTCTATCAACAAGGGGTCTTGTTCAAATAGTTCGGTCATATTAGTATCCTGATACTACGTCTAAAATTTCATAGTCATCGACTTCATAATCATAGTCGTACGCTACGTGTGCAAGCTGGTCTATGTAAGCTAAAGCATCTATCAAGTCGTCGTGAGTTAGTGCGTCAGGGAACTGAAAGAGTTGGTCTAAGAACCTAGAGTTCCACTCCCCTTTCTTAAGTGTTACAAAGCCATTCTCAAAGCGCCCCTGTAACGCCCACATGACCCTGTCAGTCTTCTTTTTATTTCCGTGGGTTAGTTCCTCGACTCTAAAGAACGTCCCGTGACGCTTCTGTAGGTCCATCAGAGGGGACATTACAGCCTGCTTTGCTATACCCCTCTCAATACCTACGCTAACTGGTTCGTAGTCTCGGACTGCTTGGAATATCTTGGCTGCTGTTTCGTCAAGAGTCCACCTACCGTAGATAATATTCTCAACGAACCACCCATTAGGGTTCACTTTTACTACTGCTATTGCTGTTTCGTCTAGCTTAGTGTTCTTTGTTCGCTTCTTGTTTACTTCTTCAAAACCCGCTAAGTCAACTGCAATGTAGTAGTCTCCCTCACCACTACTTTCTTCTCCGAACTTTACCCAGTCCTCTTTAAACATTTCTGACCCACGAGCTTCAAATGACGCCATAAACTCCTGACGAAACGCATAGCTAGACATAGACTTCTTAGCGGTGTCAATTTCATTTGGGTCCAAGATTGGGTTGTCATAAGAAGTAAAGTGCCATGCTTTGTAAGTCTCGTCGTCACCCAGCTCTGCGTACTTATACAGTTCGTAGAAGTGGTTGCGACCCATAGGTGTCCCAATAAACATGGCACAACCCTTTTGGTCAGCCAAGGCTGGTCTTAGGATCTGCTCAAATACGTCAGGCTTCATGTCTGCGTACTCGTCCAACACTAGGAACTTAAGTGATACACCACGCATTGTCTCTGGTCTATCGGCCCCTTTGAGGCTTATGGTTGCACCGTTGACTAACTTAATCTGCAAGTTGTTAATGTGGCTACCTGAGATAACAGGGTGACCTAGTTCCAACAAGGTCTGCCACATGATGTCACGTGCCTGTCCCTGTGTTGGCGCTACGTAGAACACGTGGCCCCTCTCGGCCTGCAAAGCGTTTACAATAAGCATCCATGCTGCAAGCCTAGACTTCCCTGTACGTCTACCTGCTGCTACAATCTTAAATCTAGTGTTGTCTGCCCAGACATCTTGTTGCCAAGGCAGTAGCTCAATGTCAAGATCCATTAAAGTTGTTAAACACTGTTGGTGCTGGGAGCAGGTCAAAAGTCACTACTACTTCGACATTACCTGAGCTACTTGTAGACGCTTTAATAACGTCACCGGGCTGTAGTACAAACACTGCTTGACCGTCGATCATTAGATGTTCTTTGGAACTTATGTTAGTGCCGTTGTAGATATAGACATCAGGAGTTGGACTAGGTTTGTCCACAAATAAAGTAATGGAGTTAGTAGAGGTGTGCAAGTTAGCAACAAAGACTAAGTTCCAGTGAGCTACATGACCGTCAGGAACAGTAACAATAGTTTGTGTACTGGTGTCGGTCAGGTTTTTATTCTT